GTTTGGATCGGTACATGGCAATGCTTCAGGTTGGAGCCTTTTGACTTGCCTAGTCATGGCTCTAGAAATTAAAGGAAGCAAATGATGAATGTAGTAAACATCATTCATATATTTATATTCCAGGCAAACTTCAGAAGCAATTTTAAGCACTTCTTCTTCTTTGCAATTTTCAAAGTATGACTCAAAGTATTCTATCTGTTTTTTTCTAGAAAAATTGCATCTTAGTAACTGGCTAAGGGTAAAAAACAATCTCATTGAATTTTTATCTCTTGAATAATACAACCAACCTGAGACAGCAGCAAAGCATGAACCTATAAATTTTTCCAATTTTTTATCACGCTCCTCGTATGCCTTAATCCGCTTCTCATATTTTTTTGCATCACGCTTGGCACGCTTGTTCTCAACATTCTCTTTAAGGGATAACCTGCAATGGAAAGCAAACTTTTTTGTTATCAATATCTTGCCAGAAATCTTTTTAATCCAGTTTAGATCCTCGCTATCTCTTTGGTCATCCAAATGAGCCTCAAGATCTTCGACAAGCAATTCGGCCTCATACAATAAGATATTTTGCTGATAATAAGGTAATTTATAAATGTCTCTAACAAGAAATTCTTCTTGGTAATGGTAACTGAAATACGACAGAGGCTTGTAAGAATGGGGCATGGTAGTGTGATTAAGTTTGCTGGAGCGGTGGGATGAAGCTTGAGGAAGCGTTAGATCTTTGTTATCGGGGAAAGAAGAATGTGGCGAAAGCAGCCGCAGAGGTTGAAATTCCATTCATAGAGATGAAACATCTGCTGACTGCCTACATTGAAGAACGACCGATAAACGGCCATTCATGGGAAGAAGAGCTAGAAGTTAGTTGGCCTTATTGTTAATCATCAGGATCAACGCGACCAGTCTTTAGGGCATGAAGGTAAGCACGTTCAAGGGTAGTGAGCCCTTTACTGTGTTTATGGTGGAGCGCCGCAAGCGCCCTGGACTTAGCGGCTGCTATGACTTCATGGGGCCTATTGTTCCAGTTGATATCACCACTCATGACCATTCAACCTCATTAATTAAGGACGATAAAACCTTTAATGATTGAATGCTTGAAAGTTTGCGTTGAGATCTACCCAAAGCAGCACCAACCATTTCAGGATCACCTAATTTTATGTCGTTCTCCATTTCTTGCCCAATCAATTTCAAACAAAGCTCTAAACGTTCTGGGATGTAATTTTCCAGGTGATTTGAGGCTATAGCTTGTCTCCTGCCGATGATGACAGATAGCAATTGATTGATGGCACGGTCAGCTTGTTGGCGTGAGATTAGTTCTTTAGTCATTGATCAATACTGTGGTGTTGGGTCGCAGTAAACTTCAGCTTCAAGTAATGGGATGATTTCATATTCCAGAAGATCCCGCATCGAATGTGAAAGGTGTTCATCCATCATATGGCGCTTTTTTTCACGTTCAATAACAGACTGAAGTTCTTTAAGGATCCTCTCAAGCTTGTCTAATTCATATTCTTGTTGTGGTTGGTAGTGGTACGTCATGAGTGGTTACGGATGAAGGTTTTGCACTTAGCAACCTGATCGGCATCAATAACCTGATCAGGGTCGCAGGAGTTAGACAGCATCAAGCCATCACCTTCTTTGATCGAGTTAAAGGTGCTGACGTAATAGCTGCTAACCAGGGAACCAGCCCTGGTCTTAAAGAAGATGATCTTCTCAGTTTTGCTGGTGTAACGTCCCAAGGTGGCTATCAAAAGCTCACCGGTTTTGGTGTTGATGTTCATTGGTGCGTTAAGCCTCTGTGAGTGCGAATTGGTGGATGCGTTCTTGAAGATCACGGAGAAGGTCGGCACGTTTGGAGTCATGCCATCCTTTCTCTTCAAGAAAGAACAGCTCCCAGCTGATGGCATCAACTAGGAGTTCGAGTTCGTGAACGGTTAAATCCATTGGTTAGGCGAAAGGTGAAACGGATTGGGTGTTGTACCCGTTCCATTGTTTGGCTTGGTTCATAGCTTTAATTAAGCTGCAGACTGCTTTGTCGTCACCAGTAGCCACAGAAACCTCCAGACGGTGCTGGAGCATCGCTAGGACGCTATCGGTGTTGATTGGTTCGGAAGACTCCTCAAGACTTGGTCCGTCGTCACTCAACTCGATCTCAGCTTGTGCGGCTTGGATGTCGTTGTATGCAGTGGAACGTGAGACGCAAAATTTTGCGCTGACCATTGTGGCGACTGAAGCTGTACGGATGCCTCGTTCGAGCATTGCTCGGGTGTAACTAAGGCGGGCTTGGACTTCCTGCTGGGTTGACATTGGACAAGTTGGAAAAGTTGGACAGGTTGGTTATTTGAGGTTGGGATTGAGTTCTGCTGGTGTTGGAACGGATGGCAGGGATTCGCGCCAAAGTTCCTCGGCGATTAAGTCGTCAAGTTTCTGGCGGTCGTAGGCATCCAGCTCCATGGCTTCGATGTCGTCGTCAGATGGTGGCCAGGATGGTTCAAGCTCACTGGGGAGCATGAAGTCGTCGGAGTTGTTCATTAGTTAAAACCTGAGGTGTTTTGGTGTGGGCCGGTGATGTACCAGGAGCAAACATTTCCTGGTATCCCTCGCTCTGATAGCGATTGATTCCAACCATCGGCTAGTTCGTCAGCGTCTCGTTGTGAGGCTGACAATTGATAAACCACTTGGTGGCCGTGTCGTTCTGTGTACTGGCAAAGATGAAAGACGTGGGTTTGTCGTTTGGGTTGGTTCATTGGTTGTAGTTGTAACTACTCCCCCAATATAGTATCAATATCGATCAGCCGTCAATAACAAGGCATAAAAAAAGACCCCTAGCTGGGGTCTGTTGGTTGTTTGGGTTAGATCGCTTGCCATTGGTTGATACTCCATGAGTAGTGATCGATTTGATCCCATACCCGGTCGCTCTTTGTTGTGTTGGTACGTTTCCGAGCCAGCATCTTTTTGCCACGGTTCGAGTACAGCACCGATTCGCCGATCAAGTGACAAGCCAAAGCGTTAACTCGGCTGAAGGTGGTGCGACTGTGCCACAGGTAGCCGTTGGCATAGATACTGAAAAGGAAGCACTGACCGGAAGCCGACCACGTCACAGACGCGATCTGGTTTCCATGTAGGTCAATTGAAACGGCCCCATTGTTGTTGGTTGAAACTTCAGTGTTTGCGCCAACGCGTCTGTATTGATTCGGTTTGCCTAGCAACTGACGGACGGCTCCGATCATGTCCTGTTCAATCTTTCGCATGGTGTTGTTTGGTGTTGTTGGTACGGATAAAAAAAGGCCAGCCCTGAGGCCAGCCAGTGTGCTGTTGGTACGATTATTCGGCTGTGTAGCCGTCAAACCATACGCCCGCTTCGCGGGTATCCGGACGGCGACAGTGGGCCTGTGCTTCCTCAAGTGTTAAGCCGCGCTTGATGGTGCGGTCTGACTTGTTGAGGCTTGGAGCAAACGAACGAACGATCTTGAAAGTTTCCATGGTGTGGTTAGGTTGGTTTCCTTAGAATACTACAGCAACAAGAAAGCCCAGCGCGTGGCTGGGCCCCTTGCTTAACGTCCGTAGACAGTTAAAAGACATTCCGCCTTTTCTGCATTGGAACGTAGACACCTTTGCATCGCCTGCTCGTTCTCAACGTTAAAGACAACAGCCCCGAACGTTAAGACCAACAGGAACGCCGACAACGTGGCACCTAAGCGCCACGCGTCCAGCGTGGTTTCTTCGATCATTCGTTGAGTCATGGTTAGTCGATTCGGTGTGGTTTTAGGTGGCTTCCCTGAGCTGTTTTCCTGCACTCTCTGGGAGTAAGCTGGTAAGGCTCACGGACTGCCAGATGGCAGCTGCAAAGCGGCAGGACTCGCAAGGGTTACGCGAGGGCGGAGCGGATTGGCTCCCAAGTTGTCAAGGTCTTGAGGATGTTGAGTCCTCTTGTTTATTATCCTAGTCGGTAACACGACGGATTGCGACTGCCCCCACTGGAAATAATTATTTCTTAATACTCTAGTATGTTACAGGCTGGCTAGTCTGTGTGTACTACCTAGCACCTACTGGTCTGTGTGTACTACTGGGGGCAGGGTTGCAGATCCCAGCGGCGTAGGGGGTAACTCATATACCCCAAACATATATCCGCTGAACAGTTCTATTGTGCTAAAAAAGACCCCCACGATTAGTGGGAGCCGGGGGTGGGGGTTGAGTTTTGCGGTCGTATCAGTCGTCCTTGCCCTGAATTTTGATAGTCAAATCAGGCGCCTGGATATTGACAGTCTCAGTGGACTCACCAATCACGCGCCCAATGGAATCCAGAACCTGACTTGCAGTCTGCAATTGCCCCTTCTTAATGGCCTGATTAAATAGTTTGGTACGCATGTGCTGAAGCCGCGCCAGCATATTTTCGCGATCAGACTTCCAATCTTCATCAACAAGAAGCTTTACTTCTGCCCAATCACGCCAAGCTGTATTGATGCTGACCTGTTCCCGCTCGACATGCTCATAAACAAGTGCCCTAGCGGACAACCCTTCAAGTTGCCGACGATATAAACGCCGCACACGATCCTCTTTTGCATTATTGGAGCGGCGTTCGTCTTGAGTCATGCTTGATACGACCTTTTCCAAGATCTTAACTGGTAGAAAGGCTTCTAGCCCCTATTGAAGGGGGGCAGGGGTCAAGAATCTGTGTAATGTGGCATTTATGAGCCAAAAAACCGCACCAATAGAGCTTCGATGGGCTCAAGGCCAAGTATTTTCGTGCGAAAAACGCTTCAGAGTTTTAGTAGCAGGCCGCCGCTTCGGCAAGTCGTACTTATCTTGCGTTGAATTGGTGCGTGGAGCGATTAATCGACCTGGGGAGACATTTTTTTATTGTGCTCCGACGTATCGGATGGCAAAAGATATTGCATGGCGAGCATTAAAGAAGCTTGTGCCACAAGTTTGGATCAAGAGTAAGAACGAGACCGACTTGCGACTTGAGTTAATTAATGGATCAACGATCGAGTTAAAGGGAACCGAGAACGCAATGGCCTTGAGGGGCCGCAGCTTGTCTGGCGTCGTATTAGATGAGGCTGCTTTTATGAGTTCGGACGTATGGTTTGAGGTGATTCGACCTGCGTTAGCGGATAAGGAGGGGTGGGCATTATTTATTTCAACACCAGACGGGACAGCTAGTTGGTTTTATGACTTGTGGTGTTATGTGCCTGAGGACGCGACGGGGTTATGGGAGAGATGGAGTTATACAACAATTGACGGAGGGAATGTCAGTAAACATGAGGTTGAAGCAGCCCGTGCCCAACTTGACACGAGAACATTCCGTCAAGAGTTTGAGGCCAGCTTCGAGAACCTTACGGGTCTTGTTGCAATCAGCTTCAGTGATGAGAACATCTCTCAAGAAGCGCGAGACATCAGTATTCAGCCATTGCTACTTGGGGTTGATTTTAACGTTGATCCAATGAGTGGTATTTGCGCGGTCAAGGACGGCGATACTTTATATGTCTTCGACGAGATTATGTTGACTGGCGGTGCAACAACCTGGGATTTTGCCGAAGAAGTTACACGTAGATATGGTGTGGATCGAAGGATTATTGCGTGCCCGGACCCTACGGGTGGAGCCAGGAAGACCTCTGGCATTGGCGTAACGGACCACACGATTTTGCGTCGAAGTGGATTTACGGTCCAGTCACCCAAAGCGCCATGGAAAATTAGGGATAAGATTACAGCGGTCAATACAGCGTTACTTGATGCTGCTGGGACGCGAAGAACTGTAATTCATCCACGATGTAAGCAGTTAATCAAAGATTTAAGGACGTTAACTTATACACCAAATACGGGCCTACCAAATAAAAACCTAGGGGTAGACCACGCCTTTGACGCATTCGGTTATTTAGTTTTACAACAGTTTAATTTGGCAAAACCGGAGACGATGGGCACTACGTCTTATCGGTTGTATTGAGGTTGTTATTGGACGTGTTGCCAAGACCGTCCAACAATTGCCTTATATGCAGTTGATTGCGCTACATCAAAGGCAAGGGCACAGTCAAACGAGCTAGCTCCGCCAGCAGCAAATTCACGCATTTCACGCACCGTAGCTTCTGTGAGTTTTGAATTTTGTTGGTCTTCGCCCTTGCGATAAAGAACCTGCTTCCTTTGTGCGATCTCTTCAGGGCCTTGAGTGGTCACAAATTTGTATTCACAAGCGGTGCATTTTCTGTAGCGACGAATTTCTTCTGGCTTTTTCTTGTTAATGGAGACGACGCGGCTGCTGCTCCCGCATTTTGGGCACTTCAAAGTGGCTATTGATTGGCACGAAAGGCTAGACTAGGGCAAAGTCGAGCTTCGTCATGCCCCAAGGCCCCGGAACTTACGGCACAAAAAAGGGTCGTCCCCCCAAGAAGAAAAAGGGCATGAAGAAGGGCTCTAAAAAAATGCGTTGCACCTGTGGCGACTAGAAACGAGCCCACCAATAAGGCGCTTTATAGCCGTGTCAAAGCGGCTGCCAAGCGTAAATTCGCTGTATATCCCAGCGCCTATGCCAATGCATGGCTGGTGCGGGAATATAAGAAGCGTGGCGGCACCTATCAAAAAGTGAGTGATGGCGGAACGAAAAAAGCCAAAAAAACCAAGTAAGACCAGCAAGCCCAAGGGTGGGCTTAGTCGTTGGTTTGACGAGAAATGGGTCGATGTAAAGACCGGAAAGCCTTGTGGCCGCTCCAAAGGGGAAGACAGGGCATATCCAGCATGCCGACCATCAAAGCGTGTATCTGCAAAGACGCCTAAGACAACAGGCGAGATGACAGCTGCAGAAAAAGCCCGATTTAAACGTGAAAAGACCGGCTCAAGCAAGATAAAATATCAGCATAAACGCCGTAAATCTGCCAAGAAAAAAAATGGCTGAAAAGAAAAAGCGTAAAAAAGGACCAAATCTTAGTGTTGGTCGTGGTGAAAAACTTCCAGCAAGTAAAGGCGCTGGCCTGACCGCAAAAGGCAGGGCTAAATATAATAAAGAAACCGGTTCAAATTTAAAAGCACCTGTCACGGGCAAGCCTAAAACCAAAAAAGAAGCAGCACGCAAGAAATCTTTTTGTGCTCGCAGCAAAAGCTGGACCGGCGAACGAGGCAAAGCTGCTCGAAGGAGATGGGGTTGCAACAACTAATCAATGGTTAAAATAATGACATGACTTACTCCGTTCCAGGGCTCGTTCGGACCCATTTGGTCAGCAGCTCCTATATGGGGAGTGTTGACAGTCCATTTGTCCGAACACGGGCAGTGATTGACCAGATGAAAGGCTGGGAAATCATGAAAGCCGTGGTGTCTGGCACCGAGTATTTACGTGATAACAGCGAAGCATTCCTGCCATTAGAGCCTCGTGAGGACTATTCCGCGTATCTAGCGCGTGTAAATCGTGCTGTATTTACGCCATATACCCAACGGTTGATTCGAGCGGCGGCAGGTTTGATTCTGCGTAAGCCAATTAACATTGTTGGCGATCCATATTGGACAGAAGTTTTCAACAAAGATGTTGATGGCTGCGGTTCAGATCTGGACGAGTATGCACGTCGTCTGGTGATTTGTGCGCTGACCTATGGCCATTGCCATACGTTGGTTGATTTTCCCGCTCCAACAGAAGCCCGAAGCCTTGCAGAAGAGCGTGCATTAAACCGTCGCCCATATTGGATTGAAGTTGATCCAACCAAAGTGTATGGCTGGCGTTTGGATCGTGAATCCAACTACGGCAACTTGACGCAAGTGCGTATTGGCGAAAAAGCTGTTGTCCCTGACGGGGAATTTGGGGAAAAGGTGTATGACCAAATCCGTGTCATTGAGCCGGGTCGTTATCGCGTCTATCGGCAAGAAGAGCAAAATAAAGCGATGCAAGGGAATTTCCCATACCCCTCTTCGTTTGACCAATCAGACGCTACGTCGGAGTTTGAGCTTGTTGAATCTGGGCCGTATTCACTTGATCAAGTCCCCTTGGTCACGATCTATGCGAACAAGACGGACACCCTGACAAGTCGTCCACCATTACTAGATATTGCTCATCTGAATCTTGCTCACTTCCAGCGTCAAGCTGACCTGATTCATAGCTTGCATATCGCATCACAACCGATGCTGGTGCTTGAGGGTTGGGACGATCAGACTAAAGATATGGCGGTAGGTGTGAATTATGCGATGGCAACGCAACCGGGAAACAAGGTCTATTACGTGGAGCCTGCCGCTAGTGCTTTTGAAGCGCAATCTGCGGAGATCCAAGAGTTACAGCAACAAATGGCGACGTTGGGCATCAGTACGCTTAGCCAACAAAAGTTTGTAGCTGAATCAGCTGACGCACGACGATTAGACCGTATCGACACAAATTCAATGTTGTCGATGGTTTCTATGGATCTGGAGTCTGGGTTGCAGAAGGCTTATAACCTTGCTGCTAATTACTTGGGTATTGAGCCGCCTAAGGTGAAAATCAGCCGTGACTTTGACCTTCAACGTCTTATTGGCCAAGACATTACGGCGATGGCTCAGCTATTCCAGGACAGCATTATTGATCGTGAAGAGTTCCGCGACATGCTGGTACAAGGCGAAATCCTGCCTACATCAGCTGAGTCGCAAGATCAATCGATAGAGGTACAGTAGGGGCATAACAGCTCTTATTCTCATGGGACTTCGTTTTGAAGAGATCAATCCTCCCAAAAAAGAGGGGTCTTCAGCGTCTGCTGCGAAGAAAGAAACTAAAAAAGCTAAAAGCAGTAAAGTAGAAGAGTAAAATTACTTTTCACAATGGAAGAACAAGTCATCCAGGAGACGCCCGTGGCGCCTTCTGAACAGCCCGTGGCTGAGACTGCGACTTCAACTCCCGCTGTAGACGTTTCAGCGTATGAGCAACAAATTCAAGCGTTAAAATTACGCGCCAATGAAGCCGAGGAAAAATTCCAAGGCGTTAAAGGCAAGCTTGACGATGTCTACAAAAAACAAGACGATCAACGCAGAAAAACGCTTGAAGACCAGGGTCAATGGAAAGACCTTTGGGAAGAAGCCAACAAGACCGCTCAAGATAAGCAGCAACAAATTGCGGATCTAGAGCGCCAATTGCAAGAGCTTCGGACTTCAAACGAAACTGCAGCGATGCAAACGTCTGCTTTGTCTGCAATTAGTCAGGCTGGAGCGATTAACGCTGAGCAGATGCTGCAATTAGTGCAGAACGGCCTTAAGAAGTCTGAAGATGGCAGCGTCAAAGTTCTTGACGGTGGCGTTGAACAAGACCTAGGTGTTTACTTAGCCAAGCTAAAAAACCCTGGCTCTGGCTTTGAACATCACTTTAAGCCAAGCACTCAAGCTGGCATGGGAGCTAAGCCATCAACAGGGACTGCAGGTGCCGCAGGCATCGCAAATCCTTGGCTAGAGGGTAGTATTAACTTAACAAAGCAAATGGCTTTGGATGCTTCCGACCCTGATCTTGCAGCTGTGCTCAGGAGAGAGGCCGGTAAATAGTCCCTGTGGGACACCATCTCAAGTCTGTGACTTGATCCACCGCAAACATTATCCCTGAATAAGAAATGGCTGCTCCATTTCAGAATTATTCCGGCGGTGTCCTACTTGCAGACATCGTCAAGAGGAATAACCTCAGCGCCTATGTGTCTGAGGCCATCAAAGAGCGCAGCTTGTTCATCAAGTCTGGCGCTGTCATTCGTAACGCTCTTCTCGATTCACGTGAAGGCGGTACTCGCATCCAAGTTCCCGAGTTCAATCCTGTATCCCCAACAGAAGAAATTCTGGACGGGACAGCAACATGGGGCACCAGTTCCGGTGGTTATTTGACGCCACAAAAGATCGGTACTGGCACTCAAATTGCAACTATCTGCCATCGCGGTTTCGCGTATGCCGTAGATGACGTTGCAGTTTTGGCTGCTGGTGAAGATCCAATGCTTCACATCCGTAACC